CTCTCAAGCTCTTCGGGCAACTCCGTCGCTACACCGAGGCGGTCATCGCCGCTGCGGAGACGGCGGCCGACCTGGCTGCGTTCATCCACAGCAACTCACCGGCTGCGGAGGTCGACGAGGTCGAGTCGTTCGCGGCTCTGGAGATCAGCAAGCGGACGCTGACCACGCTGCCCGAAGGCTGGGATATTTCGCAGTTGAAGGCCGAGCAGCCGACGAGCACCTACAAGGATTTCAAGACCGAGATCCTCAACGAAATCTTCCGCTGCCTCCAGATTCCATTTAACGTCGGAGCACTGAATTCCTCGTCCTATAACTACGCGAGCGGTCGCATGGATCACCAGGTCTATGCGATGACGCAGCGCGTAGAGCGTGACCAGATCGAGCGGACGATGCTTGATCGTCTGCTCTCGGCGTGGGTCAACGAAGCCGCGCTCGCGGGCCTGCTGCCTGCCGGGATGCCGCCGTTCTCCGAATGGAATTGGGGCTGGGTCTGGGACGGCAAGGATCACGTCGACCCGGCGAAGGAAGCCAACGCCGCCGAGACAAGGCTCCGCACGCACACGACCACCCTCGCCGCCGAGTACGCGCGGCAGGGCAAGCGGTGGGACGTTGAACTGCGGCAGCGTGCGGCCGAGATCGCTCTCCAGAAGGAGCTCGGTCTCTTCGTCGACTTCACGCCGGAAGTGAATTACGGCGGCACGCTCGACGAGAACGGCGACCCAGAGGGGGCCGAAGCATGAACGAATACGACGACCTCGACGACACATTCGACCTCGTGGAGTTCCTATGAGCAGCATCAAGCTCGATACTCAGGTGACGTTTCTTCAGGCGGCTGACGGCGAGTCCGCGCCGGGGCCGAAGAAGTTCCGCATCGTGGCCTACACCGGCGCGCCGATTCGGCAGGGCTGGAGCCGCGAGCCGGTCGTGATCGACCTCGCGGGCATGACGCTCCCAAGCACGATCCCGATCGTCATCGGCCACGACTACGCCCTCGGGTCGATCCTCGGCCAAGGCGTGCCGAGCGTGCAGGGCGGGCAACTCATCGTCGAAGGCGAAATTCTCGCCGACAGCGAGAACGCTCGCCAAGTGCTCGCCCTCGCTGAGAAGGGCTACCAGTGGCAAGCCAGCGTCGGTGCCGATGTCGGTCGGCATCTGAAGTTCGGCGAAGACCAAGCCACCACCGCAAACGGGCAGTCCCACGTTGGGCCTGTTCGCATCGTCCGTGCGTCGACCCTCCGCGAAACGTCATTCGTGACGCTCGGGGCGGATCGCAGCACGGCTGTCTCAATCGCCGCCGAAGAGGTGGCAGAGGAGTCTTCTATGGCGCACGACGCCAGCGAAACGCCCATCGAGGAGCCCGTCGTGGCTGCTGCGGTGGAAGCCCCGGCGAGCGTCGCCGTGGAAGCCCCCAAGGTCGAAGCCGGTTCGAGCGACGAGCTCAAGGCACAGATCGAAGCCCTTACCCAGAAGGTTTCCAACATGGAAAAGCTCACCGCTACCCGCGACGAGCGTCCGGCGGCTCCGGCCGTTCACGTCTCCAAGGCTCCTGAGAACCAGGCGGCCGTCATCGAAGCGTCCTTCGCCCTCCAGGGCGGCCTGCCGCAGATCGAAAAGCACTACGACGCCAAGACCCTCGAAGCCGCTGCGAAGATCCAGCGTTCGACGAGCCTCGGCGAGGTGCTGATCGCTGCGGCCGAGGCGAACGGCTACGACGGCCCCCGTCGTCTGTCGGCCTCGACCCTGCGTCCGATCCTCGCTGCCGCGTGGGCGACCCACTCGATCGGCGGCATCCTGTCGTCGACCGTCAACAAGTTCCTCCTCGCCGGTTTCAACGGCGTCGAGAGCTCGTGGCGTTCGGTCTCTTCGGTTCGCTCGGTCAACGACTTCAAGACGATGACCAGCTACCGGCTCAACGGCGGCATGAAGTTCGAGAAGGTCGCCAACGGTGGCGAGCTCAAGAACGCCGCTGCGAGCGACGAGAGCCGCACGATCTCGGCCGACACCTACGGGATCATGACGAGCGTGACCCGCACCGACCTCATCAACGATGACCTCGGTGCGCTGACCGCTGTCCCGCAGCGGATCGGTCGTGGTGGCGCTCTCGCCCTCAACGACGCCTTCTGGACTGAGTTCCAGGCTGGCCACGGCTCGTGGTACACGTCGGGCCGTGGCAACCTGGAGTCGACGGCTGGCGCGCTCTCGCTCGCCAACCTGAAGAAGCTCGCGACGAAGTTCCGCAAGCTCAAGGATCCCGATGGCAACCCGGTCGCGGTTGATCCCCGCGTCCTGCTCGTGCCTGCGGACCTGGAGATCGCGGCTGCCGAGATCATGGGCTCGGCCCTGCTCGTCGGCGGTTCGTCCGCTGGTCCCAACGTGAACGTGCTCGCCGGTCGCTACCAGGTCGTTTCGACCTCGTACCTGACGAGCGCCGAGGATTACTACCTCGTCGCCAACCCGGCTGACCTGCCGGCGATGGAAGTGGCGTTCCTCAACGGCGTGCAGAGCCCGGTGGTGGAGACGGCGGAAGCCGACTTCAACACGCTCGGCGTGCAGATGCGTGGCTACTTCGACTTTGGCGTCGCCAAGGCCGAATACCTCGCCTCCGTGAAGGGCGACGCGACCTAGTCTCACAAACCGTGACCGCCGGGCGGGGGCCACCTCCCGCCCGGCGGCATGATTCAACCAAACCCATTCCTCAGAAAGCAGGTGATCCAAATGGCTGATTACGTTCAAGGCGACTGCCTGATCGACCACACGCCTTCCTCCGCTGTTGCGGCAGGTGCCGTGGTTGTGCTCAACGACCTGGTGTGCGTGGCTCCCCGTGCCATCGCTGCCAACGCTCTCGGTGCGGTTTCTGTCGAAGGCGTCTGGTCGATGCCGAAGGCGACCGGCGCGATCAACCAGGGTGCTCTCGTCTACTGGGACGCGACCGCTGGCAACATCACGACGACCGCGACCAACAACAAGCGTGCTGGCAAGGCTGCGAAGGCGGCTGCGTCTGGCGACGCGAGCGTCCAGGTGCTCATCAACATCGGTTGAGCACGCGAGTCCACACCGCAACCCCCGGCAGGTGCGCTATCACCTCCAGCGCGCCGCCGGGGCGTTGCGGCGGTGGCTGTCTTGAAGGAAACAAATGGCCGACCTTCTCCGCTCCGGTTCAGCGTGGCTCGCCAACCAACTCAAGCAGTCGGCTGGGACGCTCTGTGCCTATCGGCGGGGGAACAATACGGCCCAGATGACCGCCTCGATCAGCCGCTCGACGTTTGAGGCTCAAGGACAAAACGGCGTGATCGAAGCCTGGGAGAGCCGCGACTACCTCGTGAAGACGGACGAGCTTCCCTACGGCGAGCCGAGGCGTGGCGACATCATCTTCGAGACGCTTGACGGCGTGGCGACGTTGTACGAAGTGACGGCCCCGCGTGGCGTGCCGATCTTCCACTACGCCGATGCGTTCCAAACGATCCTCCGCATTCACACGAAGCAGATCGACCGCGACATCACGTTTATCGTGACCGAGCAGGGCGACGAAATCGTTATTCCGCTGGCAGTCGACTAAGGGACCACATGGCACTCCAGAAGCGCGTCAGCGAATTGCCCGCCGTCACGACCGTTGCAGGGACCGACCTGCTCATCGTGTCGAGCGCCAACGCTACGAAGCGGACGAGCGTCCAGCAGATCGGGGCGTATTTCGCTGCTAACGGCGTCGCCGGCCCGCAGGGGCCTGTTGGCCCGGCGGGGGCTCCTGGTGCCACCAACTACACGCAGTTGACCAACGTCCCATCGACGTTTCCGCCATCCGCTCACGGCCACACGATTGCCGATGTCATCGGTCTGCAAACCGCTCTCGACGGCAAGCAGGCGTCTGGCTCCTATGCCACGCTGGTCGGCGGCAAGGTGCCGGAATCGCAGTTGCCGCCCATCGTCACGACTTGGGAAGGGCTGACGGGGAAGCCGAGCACGTTCCCGCCGTCCACCCATAGCCACGTCATCGCCGATGTAACGGGCCTGCAAACCGCCATCGACGGCAAGGCGGCTTCGAGCCACACGCACACCATCTCCAACGTCACGGGCCTACAGACGGCTCTCGACGCCAAGGCGACGCCTGCGGACGTGACGACCGCCGTGGCTTCTGTGGTGAACGCCGCCCCCGCATCGCTCGACACGCTCAAGGAGCTCGCCGACGCCCTGGGCAACGACGCCAACTTCGCGAGCACCGTCACGAACGCAATCGCCGGGAAGGCTGCTGCGGTGCATACGCACGTCATCGGCGACGTGACCGGGCTCCAAACTGCTCTCGATGGGAAGCAGGCCAGCGGCTCCTATGCCGCCTCTGTGCATACGCACGGGATCTCCGATGTAACAGGACTGCAAACGGCCTTAGACGGCAAGCAGGCGGCCGGGAGCTACGCTGCCGCGACGCACGGCCACTCAATCTCTGACGTTACCGGCTTGCAGACTGCTCTCGACGGGAAAAGCGGCGTCTCTCATACGCATACGGCACTTCAGGTGACGGAGGGTACGTTCGACATCGCCCGAATCCCCAGCCTCCCCGCCTCGCAGATCGGAAGCGGCAGTCTGGCCCTCGCCCGCCTCCCCGTCGTCCTTGAGCAGACGCAAACGGTGGGCAACAGCGGCACCTCAACGACGCTGGCCCTGACCACCGGCAGCGTCCAGACCGTGACGCTCTCGGGTAACTGCACATTTACCATGCCCGCCGCGACCGCTGGGGCGTCGATCACGTTGATCCTCACGCAGGGCGGGACGTTCACCGCGACGTTTACGGGCGTGCTATGGGCGGGCGGAACCGCGCCAACGATCACGGCGACGGCCAACAAGCGGGACATTCTCGTCTTCGTTTCTGATGGAACGAACTGGTACGGCACCGCGAGCCAGAATCACTAATGCTTGCAGGCAAGATCGGCTACTTCCGAGCGACGGCCCACCCCGAGGCCGCAAGTTGGCGGACCCGCGTCATCGCCAACGGCGGCACCGTATCGGCTTCGACGTTCGCGGCTGTCGAAACATTCTGCCGGGCGATAGAGACGGCTGGCATCCGCGACCGCTTCTACCGCCTCAACCTGTTCGCAGGCACCGGCCTCGCGGCCTGCCTCGTCCCGCTCTATCGCGGGCAATCTCTCGGCGGGACGCAGTTCGGGAACGCGACGGATACGAACGTCAACTTTGCGGCGGGCGACTACGTTGAGACGGGATCGACCGGCGGGCTGACCGGCAACGGCAGCAGCAAGTATTTACAAACCGGCCTGCAATCGTCAGCGTGGATCACCGGCGGCAACGTGCGCTCGCATATGGCTGTCTACAAACGCACCAACACAAACAGCGGAACCCTCCTGAGCGCACGGTCTACCACACTCGGAAACTCATGGGAATTTGGTGTTGGCGGAAAC